ATGCTAAAGCCTTCCTTGTTGGTCTGCCCTTAGAATCCTTCATAGGCCCAGGAACACCACTCATACGGGCACAGAAAGACTTTCTACGAGCAGCCTTCTTAGGAGACTTTGCAGCCTCTTTAGCGGACACTGGAGGCTTCAGGTTAGCGCCTTCCTTGTTCTTAAAGTATGCCCTGCCTTTGGCGTTTAAGCCACCTTCTGGGTTCTGATATACTTTCTTTACCATTATTTCTTCGCAGTCTTCTTAGCTTGTTTAAAGGCCTTAGCAGTGGGAGCACCTTTGGAGCCGACCTTACGCATCTTCTCACCAGATCCCGCAGCTATCCGTTTGCGCTTTGCATTGATGTTGGCATAGAGGCCGGGCTTCATTTCTTTGCCTTTGACTTTGCCTTACGAGCAGTAGACAGAGCAATCGCAATTGCCTGCTTCTGTGGCTTACCAGCTTTCATCTCTTTACGAATGTTCTCAGAGACGGTCTTTTGTGAGTATCCTTTTTTGAGTGGCATTATTTCATCCTCTTTGCTTTTTTCTCTTTTGCTTCCATAGCCTTAGACTCTGAACCTTCGTGCATCTTCATGCCCTTAGCAGATTTGTAGCCTTCTTTCTTGGCATAGGACTCGGCTGCTTTTTTACCTTTAGCAGTGTATGGGAACTTCTTCTTTCCGACCATTGGCATACTATTCTCCTTAGAATTGGAATTGAACTGCGGTTTCAGGTACAAACTCTACTGTTGCTATGTAGGTTACTGTGTTGGTGCTAGAGTTTTGTACACGAATCTGGTCACCAGCCTGCATTACTACTTCGGCATTGCTTAATAATATGTACTCACCAGCGCCTAAGTTCTTACCGCCAACAATGAAGTATTCAGTGCTGGTAGAAGAGTCATACCAGTAGACCTTCGGAGTATCGTTACCAGTAAGACTAATTACATACATTACCTGCCAAAGACCGCTATTCTTCGTAGGCACCGTAAGAATAGTTTCCTTGGTAGTAGTAGTCTTAGTTGTAACTGCTGAGACTTTTCTGCTCATATTAACCTATTTTAAGAACTAAGCTGAGTAGTAAAACTACGATGAAACCAGTAGTACCAAGAAGGATCTGTTCTAGTCTCTTTAGCCTAGCGTTGATGCCTGCATAGCGTTCAGCGCAGACTGCTTCATGGGTATCAAGTTGATTTTTAACTTGGTCTGTTGGTGACATCACTATCTCCACTTAGGTCCTTCCATCCAGGCCACTAATGAGTGTCTAGTGCCTTTGGTTACGGGGTTTACCTTATGAACCACAAAGGAGGGAAACACTAAAACAGTTCCTTGTGTCTTAAGGTGCTCTTGTTTAGGGGCGCTGAGATGTAACGGCTGCATCTCAAACTCTCCACCTTCATACTCTTCTGGGCTAGACAGTTGGCACACTAAAGATAACTTTCTGTGTACTTGTCTACCATCATCCCAGTTTACATCATTGTGCCAATTATAATAACCTTGGTCTTCTGCGTTGTACTCTGTAAACTGAATCTCATTTAAGTGCCACAACTCAGATCCAAAGGCATTATGATTGGCAATATGAAATAAGTTTGTTATCTCATGGTACAGCCAACCAAGGTCTTTATTGTCTCTAGCGATCCACCTAACCTTACTTCTACGAACCTTAGTGTCTACATTAGAGCCTTGGAAACCTATTACTGCATCCTGCGGTTCTATCTCTTTTGCTTGCTCTATTATGGTGCTACAAAGTTCTTTAGGATACCTCTGCTGCCACATCTGCCACATTGCGTTCATTGGGGCCAGTTCTGTGAACCTACAACAGTAATCAATGCTTCTACATCTGCACAGCCTGTGATGGCTGCTTCGAGTCTATCGCACTCAGCCACGATAGCGGCTCTCTTGGCAGCTACGGCGGTAGGCACATCAATGTTACGCTCTGCCTTACGAACTACCATCCAGTCTGTCTGGGCAAGCATAGAACCTGCGGTCTGCTTAACCTGAGCAGTCCATTGGCTCTTGAGTCCCTTGGTCACCAGACGGTCTGTGGAGTCAACCATCGCAGGTTGTCCGTTGACCACACCCAAGACTTTGACATACATGGGGTTGCCGTCTTGGTCTACTTCTTCACGGTCATTTAGAAGTTTGGGATTGCCTACTCCCCAGTAAAACCGCTGGTCATACTGCTCTGGGTCTGATACCTCTACGATGCCTAGTTGCTCACGCAGAGCAGGCTCTCGTAAGTGAGGATAGCGTACTCCATTGATGGTGACTTCAGAATCTATTGAGATTGGGTTGCCATTGAGTTGAAACATTTGTTACTCCTATCGAGCTAAAGCGTACTTGAAGGGTGATTCCGCAAAGGCTGCGTAAATGTAGGTTGCTCCGTTTGTGTTCATGTCACCAGCAAATTGCCTCAATTTAAATCCATTGCTAACAAAGTCAATTCGTGTATTAGCATCGGTATATTCAGAATCAGAATTGTTAGGAGATAATTTGTAAATCATCACGTTAGATGGGTCTCTTGCAATATCAAAAATACGCCAATTAGTAGATGAATTAGAACTGGATTTCATCATTACAAACCTTGGCCTAAACCCCGTGTAAATAAATGGCCCGTCCGTAGAGCCATTGCCCACATAACTCCCGAACGAAGAATAGTTTGCTACTGCGGCAAACACATACGCCACGCAACTATTTCCGCTTGGGTTTGTTGCCGCAGTTCCTCTGGTTGTAAATGTTGTGGAACTTACTCCACTAATATTATCTGCATCGGAAGTGCTGGCATCGGTAGTATTCAAATACAACGTACTTGTTACACCAGAAGTTCCATAAATAGCAGTATGCCAAACACGCCAATTTGCAATAGAACCATTCCGGCGTTTTTGAATAACCATTGCTGGTGTAACGCCCAACCCGTGACCTACGGTAGCACCATCAACACCGTTACCCGTATAAGTAACAACAGAGAACCCGCTAGTAGTGTTTGCGCTGACTGTACTGGTAATAGTGCCAGCCGTGTTAGAGGAGCCAGCACCGCCTGCTTTCCATTGCCATCCTACAAAAGCATCGCCACTAATGTTTGTATAAAAATTATCGCCAAGGCCGTTTGCTGGTAGTGAAAAACCATCGCTGTTAAAGGATGACACAAAACTTCCTGTGTATTCAGAAGCGGTTGAATCAGAAATTAATGCTTTATTAACGCCTCTAACTGCATCAACCAAATCATTTGATGATGCTCTTGACCTATCTTTAATCCACACAAAATCCGGTTGCATTGACCCGCTATTGGTAATATTTCTACTAGCGTTATTACCCGTCCATATCGAAACATCAAAGTAATCATTTGCCTGTGTCGTGCTAGTTGCACCGATGGTCGGCGTAGGCAGATTAGTTGTACACAATGCCTTAAAGCCAGAGGGGGCTGTGTAGGCAAAGGCACGTTGACCGAAGTTGACTTGTATCTTTGCAGTCTGTAAACAAAATAGCGGGAAGTATGTACCAGAGGGCAGGCTTGAGAACATTGTTCCCTGAGAAGAACCGTCTATGTAAACGGTAATTGTGCCTCCATCCAAGTCCAAGGCAAACCCTATTGTTTTGTTTAGCAGGTTTGTATTTGGGCCATAGTTAGTAGTTGTTGTTCCAGCACCAGTACCCTGCACTTTGTTTGTATCGGCAGTACCATCGTCGTAATACTGAAAAGTGTACGCACCTAATGCCCTGAACCCGTCCGAACCGTTTGTTGGATTGTTTGTTATTCCTAACAAATTCCCTGCCGCAGTAACTTCTGTACAGAATACTTCCCAATACCATTTACCAGAACTAACACCTATCGTTCCACGAAGGTCTCCAGAACTTGAAGAAGGCCCACCCAAATCAAAATCTAGGTTGCCGTTTGTGATGGTATAAGTATCTGCATTATTCTTTGTTAACGGATTTAACGTACAGTAATTCCCACGCACCTCACCACCAACACCTGTGTCTGTACCGTATGCCGTAGGTGTATCTACTAGCGAGTCATTGCCAACACCAGCAGTCACCGAGAAGTTATTCGGTGTCCAGTTGTTACCGTTGCCTGAGCTGTCCTTGCCTAGCGTTGTGCTAGTCGTGCCAGAGTTGTCTGCAAACTTCAGGAAGAAGCCATTAGTGCCGTATGTGCCAGAGTAAGCCTTGGGCTTCCATACACCTGTGGCAGAATCAGTTTCACCAAAGTCTGATGGGGTCTTAGCAGAACCGTCAATGAAGTTGACCTCGGTTAGGTAGCCGTTATGGTAACGACCGTTTCCTCCGTCTTGTCCTATATAATGAGCAATGTTGTTATTAGCATCACTATCAAAATTTAATGATGGATATGTAGTTGTGGCTAAAGTTTGCAAAGTACCATTTACATAAATTTTAATTCTATTTGAATCTGTGGCTTGTGTTGTGTCTAAAGCAACAACAATGTGATACCAAGCAGATGGGTCACGCAATAAAGCGTTTGTTTCCACACGCCAGTCGTAAGCCGAAGAATAGTTAAATACTTCAAATCGACCATTGTCTCCGTTCTCTCTGAATTGAATCAAAAAGAAATTATTTCCATCAACATAAGCCGAAAACAAAGAATTTGTTGTTGCTGAATTACATCGTTTAACCCACCCACTCCAAGTCCAAGTCTTACGGTTTCCAGCAGAGCCAGGAGTCCTATTCAGATACGTACTATCCGCAGAGTTAAACCGCAGACTGCGCTCTATGTTATAGCCAGTGACTGGGCCAATGCCCGTAGGTAGAACAGCCATTAGGCAAGTGCTCCAGAGTTGACTACATAGACGTTAGTACCATCAGAGAAGTAACTAAGCAGGTATGTCCCAGTGGCTGACATAGCAGTCAAAGCACCAGTGGCTACCTTGGTGTTAGCATGGGCAGAGACTGTGTAGTTAGATCCGTTGACTAGTAGAATAAACCCAGACTGACCAGCAGTGATGTTAGTAAAGGTCAGGGTAAAACTGCCTGTTGGTGTACACTTAAAGTTGTTAGTCACATTCATGTCGAATGAACCATCATTGTCTGTAGTGACTGTGCCACGCTGAGGCAAAGTAAACGTCTGAGCCGCATCTGCCGCAGCTATCGTAAAGGTAGCATCAGGGACTGTAACAGTACGGTTAGCCGATGGAGAGGCTGAGATCGTAGATGTAAAACTGGTTGAACCGCCACTAATTGCAATAGCCATAGTTATTCCTTATTCGTACAAAATGTTTACTGTGCCAGCATCAAAGGTATCTGTGCCGTTTACTGTGGTAATACGGACTTGCGTGAGTGTGTCAGAAAGGGTTTTGGAACCAGCACTGCTGTTAATTGCTCCAGCCGTATTGTAAAGATTTGCGCTATGGACCCATAGGTTTGAAGACTGTAAAGCAATCATAATATTTCCGTTGTGGGTAGCCGCTGCTGTATTTGCCGCAGTCACTAAAAATCCGCTACTAGCGGCAACACCAACAACAGCAACAGCACCAGCTAATTGAACCGAAGCTGCTGAATAACTAGTTGTTTCAAAACCACCTGAGTCACCAATTTGAATTTGTATATTACTCGTTCCGCTTACACTTATACCGCTAAACATTACCGTAATCTTTTTAACCCAAGAAGGAATACCAGTAAAATCGATAGAGGTAGAAGCAGGACTTGTTGGATTTGTAACTGTGGTTCCTGATTGAATCGTGCCACCATTGATGGTTTTATTAGACAGAGTCTGAGTTGCGTCTGTGCCAACAAGTGTAGTGGTTGCGTCTGGAAGTGTTAGAACACGGTTTGAACCAAAAGAAGCAGGAGCAGTTACATCAATATAGTTAGAACCGTTATCGGTGTCCTCATACAAACGCAAAAACGATGAGCCAGTTGCATTAGCCCCAATCTCAAGTTTGTTAGCTGATCCGTCTATCGTAATAGCCATTTAGAATACCACCCATCTTGCGCCGTTGCTGACCGTTACAGCATAACCATTGTTAACCGTAATCGGGCCTACTGTCCAACCATTGTGAGTACCAGCAATAGTGATGTTCTCACCGATTGTCTGAGCATTCCAGAAGATTGCCTTGTCTGCGGCACTGCCTTCCATCTGACCAGAGGACACCGTAGCCCAGACAGTATCATAATCTGTAGCACTATTCTTTTGTAATACTTGATACTGAGAACCACCGATAGGTACGCCTGGGCCAGTAGGACCAGTTGCCCCAGTCGGTCCAGTAGGCCCTGTTGGACCAGTTGGGCCGGTAGGTCCGGGTGAGCCTGTCGGGCCAGGGGAGCCTGTAGGCCCTGTAGGACCAGTCGCACCTGTTGGCCCTGTCGGTCCGGGAGCACCAGTGGGTCCTGTTAATCCTGTCGGTCCAGTTGCCCCTGTAGGCCCTGTGGGGCCGGTAGGACCAGTCGGAATAGTAAAGTCAAAGACTGCGGCTGAAGACGAGCCACTGTTGGTTACAGAGGCACTGCCGCCTGCTGGGCCTGTAGTGGTGGTTCCAACAGCAATCGTAGCTGCTGATCCTGCCGGTCCAGTAGGACCAGTCGGCCCTGTTGGTCCAGTGGAGCCTGTAGGACCTGGCGAACCTGTTGGGCCAGTCGGTCCAGCGGGTCCAGTTGGTCCATTGGGACCTGTCGGGCCAGTAGGGCCGGTAAGACCAGTAGGGCCAGTCGGGCCAGTGGGTCCCGTAGGGCCTGTAGTGCCATCAGGAATGCCAAAGGACAGCGAGACCGTTGTAGAGTTATACGATACAGTCGGCGTTGAACCAGCAGGCAACGAAGAAGCCGCTACATCTAAATCAGTTGTAAAGTCGATTGTACTCTGAGCAGATGCCGCCGCAGCAGCAGCACTCGCAGCAGACTGGTTAGCATAAGTAAGTGCTAACTGCGCTGTGTTTGCTTGATCTGCTGTTGCATCGCCGGGACCACCGGGACCACGATATATCGCCATATTAGTACCAGATTGGAATATAACCGCTTGCGTCTGTTGACCAAGCCTTGGTTAGTGTGGCATCTTCGTATATATTAATGTAATCGATGCCTGCGGTTTTACCTGTCGTACTAGCAAGAACATCTACAAACATAGCACCAGCATTGTCATAAGTATTGTATTGTGCAGGTGCAGAACCTAATTTCTTTGTGGGAATGTAGTCAACCCAAGCAGTTAAGCCAGTAGTGCTTGCAAGCGAGTTTACGACCATTTTTGTTGTACCGTTTGCGGTTGCATAGGTAGTAGGGTAGCAGCGAGGTATCATTTTAGTCCTCTATGTTGTTTTCTTTAACACCCTCAGCGAAGATGCTAAAGAAAAGCCTCCTAAGAGGCAAAACCGTAAGGTTTAGAATGCTGGGCGTACTACAATAAAATCTACAATGGCGGCATCAAGATTTACAGCACCAGCAGTGTTATTTAAAAGAGTCAGAGTAACCGTATTAGCAGCAGTTACTGCACCAGCGATAACAGTGTCTACAGTGTCAATAGCGATAGAGACACCCATAACGATGTCACCAAGAGCAACACCAGGGACTGTTACGTCAACAGATGCAAACGTACCAGAGCCAGTAGCAGCGTTACCAAAGTTAACAGACTCAGAATGAGTCCACATCTCAGAAAACAAGCCCTGAAACTGTGAACGACCTTGATTGATAGGCATAATAATCTCCTTAAGTGGTTAGAAGAGGGCCAGCCTTGTGAGCCAGCCCCCGATTGTCATTCCCGATTAGGCAGGAACAGCAAGAGCCACAGCAGAGGTATCACGCAACTCACCAACACCGTAGAGCGTGTCAGCAGTCAACAGCGTACCGAGGTACTCTTGTTTGTACTGGGTCTGAACACGAACACCAAGCTGGTCAACCAGAACAAATGCCTCTGGGTGTGCCAACAGAGCAACACGGGTGGTCGTTGTCGTTGCTGTATCAGCGTTGGTCGTTACAAAGACCTTAACGCCGTATACGTCACCAATCTGACCGTTACGGATGGTACCGCCATCACCAACGAAAGCCTGCTCAGTGAAACGAGCAAGACCCATCATGGTGTTGCGGGTCGAAGGAGGAACGATCAAGAAACGT